ATATGGACATTTCACAAACGGAGACAAAGTACAATTCAACCATTGTTTGCAATTCATTCAATCACCATTCCACAACTCGTACACATAACCATCCCAACTGCAGGTGACTCGGAGAGTGCACCAGGCATCATTGTCCTCCCAGACATTACCCGTCTTCGGATTTGTGCTTCTATCCCACTCAGCCAGAGCTCCACACATCGGACAAAACGCATTGGGCATTCAATCAGCCCCAATTCGATTCCGCTTCGCTTTCAAGCGTCGTCGCCGGTCTTGTTCTTCCTGATCTAGGGCTTTCCACTCTTCCCATGCTTGTTCGGCCTGTCCGATTAGTCGTTCAACAGCTAGGGAACGGTTGTTCCCGGTGTTTGCAGCTGCATAGTGGTCTATCGTTGTCCAAATGCTCAATGGAAGCCGCACTGTGATGTTCACAAATGGTCCTTTGGCATACTCTGATCTATTGGTTCTCCCTCTGCCCATATGAACGGCGAAGTGATTATCCTCTATTAATACTACTAAACAGGATGCGCAGGGGCCTAGATTAAGTAACCAATGGCTCGCTTCGCTACGCTCATGGCACGTTGCCTGTCCGAAGGAGCAACGGGTTAGCGCCTTAGTCAGTGGGATGAGCGAACAGGTGTTCGGACAAGGAAGATAGGGCGCAGAATGGACCCAAGGGCCCATTTCCGCCCGAATCTATAGATTATATACCGAGGACCAGTACGCGTACTCAATGGCAACGAGTAAGACCGGATCGTTTTGGCTGACTGAGACGCTTGACTTAGACACCGATGCAACGGCGGTACAAGGAACGATTGATTTGGGGGCGTATGTCGATGTCGGCGATCAACAGGCCTTGGCTATCGAACAAGTTGATTTTATTTGGCAGAGGCACAATCAGACCACAGATACCTACACTGCAGAGATTGAGCAAGCCATCGCTTCTAATGGAGTCGTCGAAGCGCAACTCTCAGACCTAAACCCAGGATCGGAAATACTCATTGCCAGCGACAATAACTTGGTAGCCAGCGGCGCTGTTCATGTAGATGATACCAACTACATTTTGACACAGTCGAGCGATTTCTTTCCCGACAACTTCGGGAAGTTAGATGAGTCCAGAATAGTGGTCAATGACCAACTCTATCTTTGTGGTATGTTCAATGCTACTGCAGTGGCTAACAATGCTGTTGCATGTACCGTCCGAATTAAGGCACGGATAGTCAAACTCTCCACGAAAGACTGGATGGCGATTGCGATTCAATCAACGGCAAGTGACAATTGAGGTGGGCTGATGCCCAACTACTGTCCGAATTGTGGGGAATCCCTAGGCTCTAAGGGCACCACCAAGGGCGAGGAACGCAAGACAGCTAGGAGAGCCTACGAGAAGCCCAAGGTCAAGCGCAAGGCGAGCGCGTACAACAAGCGATATGCTAGGGAATACAAGCGTCTCAAGAAGAAGCATCCACGCACATCCTTCGCTGCTCTAGCGAAGAAGGCTCATGCAGCTACAAGAAAGGGGATGAAGTAATGGCGAAAGAGAAAGAACCGAAGGCGCATCAACTCTACAAGCAGATACCATCCACTAACGCGGTCTATCGAACAGAAGGAAGCACAGTCAGTAATGGTTGGGTTATACTCTATGAGAGTGCTGGACATCTAGATATCGCCTTCAGAAGTTATATTGACCTTTCAGGATGGGCTGCCCAAGACCTCACTACATTCACTCAAGGAGTAGATATCCAGAAACAAATGATTCCCCTCAAAACGGTTGGCTCATTGGGCATGTTGAAAATCTATGAGTTTGATTTCATCACCACGAGAAGATTGACGGACAGTGAATTGGCTCCCGGAAATCTTCTAGATCTGCCCGGGTTCTTGGAAAGCACAGTTGATTTGATGGAAGTCATTTATGGTGAAAGAATGGAATACGGGAGCAATCTACAAATCCCCGGAAGTTATGTTCAGATCAGTGGGGAAACATTTGGTTCAGGTAATCCGACAGCAATGGATAAATTGCATTGGACTCGTTTAGTAGTGTTGGATTCTCCTACTGAGTTAGATACCGGAGCACTCTTTGCAACCAACCTGATTGTTCAAGCGTTGACACTCGAAGAGAAAGACCTCGTCTGGATGGAGCGCCTGCGAAGGTCGTATGTGCTTCAAGAAGATCAGGCGGATGTCTGATGGGCAGAGCACTCGAGTGGGGAATCCGTTTCGGGATATGGTTTATCTCTGATGTACGTCGTCCCGTTGCGACTGTCGGCTTCGCTTGGATAAATACCCTAAAGGGTCCACTAGGTAACTGGGCAAGAGCCCAATCATGGCAAGCCATCAAATGGGGCGGTCGTTCAGCTATTGGGGGAGCAGTATTCACTGCTAGAAATACTTGGTCTAGATTGTTGGTTCCCGTGGCTGTTTGGGCTCGACCGGGACTAGTAAGGGTGGGAACAAGGATCGGAGTGGGAGCCACAATAGTAGCACCCCCGCTTGCAGTTGCTGTTGGTGTTGTAGGTACCGCAGCCGTAATTGCGGGACTGCATACAGCGGCGCTTCAGGAGTTGGAGATGATAGGGCCCAGTGCAATTCCTGCGTCCGATCCCAATTGGTTCGGAGGACTTGAAATGAATCCCTCGATGTTCACTATGGGCACGGTAGTCTAGGACTTTCGTGTGTACTCGTTCAGGGATTGCTGTTCCCTAGGTACGCGTACCTGATTTCCGCACTCCGGGCAATACCAAATGCGCCGCTCTAGGCTGAAGATCATCTTCGTATTGCATTGAGGTGGGACTACGATTCCATCGTGTTCGAGATATGCTCGACAGATCGTCATTCAATCAACTCACACGGGTGACTCTTGCAATATGGACATTTCACAAACGGAGACAAAGTACAATTCAACCATTGTTTGCAATTCATTCAATCACCATTCCACAACTCGTACACATAACCATCCCAACTGCAGGTGACTCGGAGAGTGCACCAGGCATCATTGTCCTCCCAGAC